TTATACAACTGGAGGAATGTCCTTGAAGACAAAGACTTTCTCGGCTGTGTTTCCAGCAAATTCAGTTGATACTACTACGTTGAAGAGACCATCGGCTTCACCTGACCAGTCCACTGTCCAGCGCAGACCATTGAAGATCACTACCCGGTCATAGCTCTTTGAACAAGCAACAATGGTCACGTTCTTGCCCATGAAGGCAGAGCTTTCGAGATAGTTCTTCTGACGGTTGGATAGACCCGAAATAGTAAGTTCTACCGTACTGGTTCTCTTACCGGGTAGAGTATAGTTGCGGGTCTTGAGCTTGGTGATCTTGGAGTCAGCCTTACCGGGTTTCTCTGCCAATTCGCCAAGCAGATCGAAGCTGTTACTCAGTTCATCTTTGATGGAACTTTGAGTGTTATTAATCGAAGCTACTTCGGAATCTGAGTAAGACCCAAAGCCAAAGTAGACATCGTCGGCTATGAACACGTCCACCAAAGCATTGAACAGCATATCCGACTCATTCATGGGAGTCGGATATGTAGGTTGGGAGATGGATGGCATCAGAATACTCCCTTGATGGCTTTACCGATAGAGAAGAGCCACTTACGGTTATGAAATACGTACTCTACGGCTCCTCCGACTGTTCCGAATACTTTCATGATAAGGTTGGTCTGCTTATCCGGAAGGCTCTTGGTGGCTCTCTCGACTGCCAACTGCTTTTTGGCATAGTCATCGAGTTCTCTGGTTGCTGGATTGATCTTGATATCCTGCACGATGTCCAAGATGATTGCCAGAGCCGAGTTGACTTTAGTTTTATCGATCAGCTTGCCCGTAGAACGGGAAACGATCCAGACGATGATAGCCGAGATTAGCCCGAGAAGAAACTCCTGATTAGCGAATATGAAATCCATTGATACTCCTTATCTCTTATTGCTTAAGTGGTTAGTTTGAAGACTTTGACGAAGCCGTCGATATAGGTGATACCGGGACGGATACGGATGTACCAGTGGTACTTCCAGTCCGAACCATGATGCTCGACCTTCAACTCTGCGTCGGTACGATAGCCGATGATAATGAACTTGGGCAGACCGCCGATGATATACTCATCAGGCATGAGACGGGCTTTGATGGGAATACCCGCAAAGGAAACCTTGCCACCTTCAAGTAATACAGTTTTCACATTGAAAAGGCATAAGCAGCTAATATCTGCTTCAACCCTTTTTCCCTCTCGCCTGTTCATAATGTATTGTGTCCCTAATAGATAATTCATTTCAGGTTGCCAGAACTTAGCTTGTTATTGGTGAAACCTTTATCTATTTTGATGAAAGGCATTATTTTCTGCTAAGTTGAATCTTTTCTGCAGCATTAAAGCTTCTTTAACGACTCTTTAATGAAGTTAAGGAATCGTTAAAGGATTGTTAAAGAGTCGTTAAAGAACTGACCAGGCAACAAGTAGTTAACCAACGACCACAAGGCAATTTTATAAATCATTTCTGGTTACCTCTAAACTTATTTTTTTTCCTCCAGATAACTCCGTTCGGAAGCAGAAGATTAGATTGGAAATAGGAGCTGGATAGTTCTTCTTCCGAGGGGTTTGGGCACCCATTGTTATTATTGTATTGTTTTTCAACCCTCTAAACCCTCTCAATTCTTTCACCCCTATTTTCTTAAGGCATTTCCTTTTATGTATTTTCAATATGGAAGCTATATAACAGACGATCTCCGGCATTGGTCTCACGCTTGGCAAGCTCCGCCCTGATGCGGATCAGGTCTTTGTGACTGACGTAGAACTTGAAGCTTTCCTGCTCTTCGAGTATCTCATCAGAGAACGCCAAGAGAGTGGCTTCAAAGCGCTTTGCCCAGTCGCTATAGGTAGCCTTGGACAGGTTGCTTACTTTGCTTCCGGCAGTGGCGATCTTGATGATACCGTCCAAAGCTTTAAGCTTAGCTGTCGCAGAAGTTCTGTCACCTCTGAAGAGCAAGAGTCGGATCGCCTTCTCGGTCTTCTTGGCGATATGGTTCTCCACGTAGGCTCCGAAGGCATCTTCACCATACTTGTCTTTGTAGAATTCGTCCACATCTCTGCCTAATGTGAACTCGGCATTGAGGATACCGGAAGGGATAGAGATATCTCCGGTGCCCACGTCCTGAGCCGTAAGAGCACCATCGAGCTTGTTCTTGAAGACCAGGTCATCCACTAGTCCGATATCGAGCAGTTCATCTTTGAGCAGCGGTACGATGGTGATATCCGAGAAGGTATCACCCGGCTGGGACCCGATCACTTCGTCAATGAAGAGCGAAATGGTATTGGGATTGAGGATGTTCATCGACTTGCCGGAGTCCACATTGGCGATACCTTTGTATATCTCACGATGCGAAGCCTTGACCACGAGCTTGTTCCCATCGATGGTAAGCTCTTTGTCCACATTGGACTGGCTTCCATCCGGCTCTCCGGGTATGGACTTGGAGATGGCTTTGCTCATGGTGACTGACAGTTCCTTGAGGCTCTTCTCGATGCTTTTCACTGCATCAGTGACCATGACATTGCCGCTGTTCTTTTCCAACTCTGTGATCTTCTCAGTGATGGCGGTGATGCCCTTCTGAAGTTCACTGTTGTTATTGTGCTCCGATACCTTACGAAGCGAATTGAGCTCGTTCTTGATCTCGGTCAGGCTCGCTTCAGCACTGCGGTAGTCATCGGCTCGTCCGTAGATGGATACTCCATTGAACTCGCCCTTTTCGATCTTCTGCCAGAGATCACTCTGCAGATTCTCGTATTTGAGGACTTGTACCCAAGAACCCACTTTAGCATCTGGAAAATGCTCTCTGTCACTGGTCTTGAGGATATAGTTTTCCACTACGGTAAACTCTGGGACTGGCTGCATATTGTGGTTAACATCGCACTTGCCCACCAGGCCATGCTTGGCGAAGTGATCGCAAGCCTTCTGTATCTCATCTCGGGTGTAGTAGTCACCCTGCGAGTCGTGGATGTTGGGCTCCATCAAGGTGACGAATAGTCGTCCTTGAGTGCCCAGCGTTTCGCTCTTGAACTTGGTGGAGTTGATCTTGTGTTCGAAGCTTCTACCGGAAGCATTCTTGACCACAAAGCCCTTCTGATTGGCGGGAGTCATCTCATCGAACAGAAGCGAGACCAGCTCGACTTCCACGTTGCGGAGTTCTCCCTTGAGAATGGTGCGTTTACGATTCACGCTACCTCCTTGTTGTTGATTGTCAGTTATGTATTTGTGCATAGTATTAAGACCAAAGGTTGCGGTTTTGCATGAAAAGCTGCTCATCAGCAGTCTGCAGCACCTCGGTCAGGTCACCGAAGTTGAAGTCTTCCGGCTTCACTTCCCAGCCGAAGTCGAAGTTGAACTCGTTCGCTAAGGCCAAAGCCAGGCGGTTCTGCAGCGGTCTGACCACGAACTGGTAGAACATCAGCATATCGCTACTGTTATCGCCACCAAGCTGCCCAGGAATGAGTTGTGAGACGATCCTGGCCGGCACTCTGTGATAAGCGAGGATGCCTTCTCTCAGGTCTTTCTTGAGCCCAAGGAAGCCACCTTCCCGGTCTTGTTGTCTGAGCGGTTCGAGTCGTATCTTTACGTCCCGGCTCTCACTCTCGATCAAGACAGTGGAGTGGCTCTTGGCATTGCCTTTGACCTCTGTTAAGGCTTTCTCAATCTCGGTATAGGCATCGGTCAGTACTTCATTGCCAGCTTCGTCAGTTACAGTTCCATCCCGTAGGGTACCGCCTTCCACGATCACGAAGTAGTCGATCATCAGACCGTTCTTGAAGTTGTTGTAATCAAAGGTCTTGATCTCACCCAATATCTCGATGTTGATGGCTATGGGCAGGCAGGCCAGGCCCCAGGCGTTAGATCTATGGGTGGACTTCTTCACGTGGATGATGTCCTCGTAGGCAAAGTCCTTCTTCTGGTTGTTCTTGACTTGGATGTAGTTGGGTTTGAAGAAGCCGAACTCGTCGTAGTTCTCCACTATCTGAACTTCCGAGGGAAGCATGCGCTCCAGTCCTATCCACTCACCTTGAGCGTTCCGCATCTTGATCAGGAAGCCATTCCCACAGGCCAGATAGAACTTCATCAGTTCTGCCAGGATGGTGGTCTGATCTTCACAGGCAGGAAACTCGGCAGCTTCCATCCAGGACTTGACCTGGCTGTTCTTACAATCGAACTGCATGATAGTAGCCATAGTGAGGGCATCGATACAGCCGGAGTGATACTCGTCGGTATCTAAGAGGTTGAGTAGCTTGCTCATCGAATAGGGTTGAGAAACTACCTTCTTGGTCTCGGCAGCCTTGGATATTAATTGCTTGCCGACTCTACTCAGCTTGGAGAGATCAACAGGCTCAGGATTGTACTTGGCCTCCAGCAGATCAGTAGCGGAACTGATAGCCAGGTTATAAGCACCTAATCGCATCACTCTCATGAGCCAGCTCCGGTGCCGCTTTTCAGCAGGTCGATCTTGGCGATCCGTACAAGACGAGTCCCATCGATACGGCTGGTATAATACTCCACACTAGGCAGGTCCCGGTTCATCAGCTTCTGATAGAAACTACGGAACTTCTCTTTGAGCAGGTATAAGTCATTATCAGGATCATCCACGTTCTGCGCATTGACGATTAGGAATACTGTCCATGCCAGGTCTGTACTCACATACTGTCTGGAAGTGCCATTCTTGCCTGTCTCAGAATCAAGGATCAGAATTGCGCAAGGGAGGCTCTTGGGGATGTTGTCCTTGTTGTAGAGTATCTCTGTCAATCCTGCTAGTTTCAAAGCTTCGGAGATGCAGCTGCGTTCAGCTTGGTACTTTTCAAGTGCGGTCATAGACTTACCTCGATTGAATTCAATTGTTGGTATATCCATTGCTCCCGGTTAGCTATGACAGTAGCAAACACATTACGGGCAGCAATGCCTTCACGCTTGATCTTGCCCCGGATGAGATAGGCGATCTCGGCTACAGTAAGAGCTTTCCCTGTCTCTTTATCAGTCCAAGACAGGTGCTTGCGTTCGACCCAGCCAATTAATGGGGCTATCGGAGTCCAGGAAGGCACTTTGCCGCCCAAAACGAAAGGCTCGTGTTTGACATTCGAGCCAACTCTCAAGATCATGGCAGTATCGGTTGTCTGCAGCAGATAGCCGGTATTGCCGTAGAAGTCGCCCTTATCGTAAATCTGCTGTGCCAGTATCTCCTTGCGTGACTCGGCATCGATCACCGAACCGATCAGATGCAGTCGGCTCTCCAGAGCGGTATAGATGGCTCGGTAGATCTCGATCATCAGGTCTTCCGGAGAAGCCAGAACACGTTCGGGCATCAGATCACTCCCACCCGGATCAGGCGAGCCTGTCTGGGTTTGAGTTCGTTCAGGCGATCTAGACCAGTTTGATTGAGATAGGAACTCAAGACGTTCAGTGCCCTCAGCTCAAGGTTAGCTTTAAATGCGTCTATTTCGCTTCCTGTGAGCAGTTCCGTGGCAGACTGGTCTAAACCTACAGTCTTGACTATTCCCTCGCCCAGGGTCTTTAAATTGAGCAACTCGACTGTACTGTGCAGCATCAGGAAACAAAACCCAAAACGAAAAGAAACGAGAAGAGGCTCCTCTTCCGGCAGGTCATCGTGAGTTGCATGATCATAGTGCTCTTGTAGAACGAGTGAGTGGATCACCTCCAGAACCAGGCCTTGATGCTCCTTGAAGATGCCATTGTTCGCCATCTCCTTGGGTAGGTTAAGGATGGCGAGCATGGCATCGGCCTCGACTGGGATAGGTATCACTTGCCCTTCCTCATCATCTCAGAAAGCTCTATTGCTCTCATTCCCACTTGCTTCGCCCACTTGGATGCCAGCATGCCATTAGCTGCTCGTTCCCAGTCTCCGGCACCGATAAAAGATAATGTGTTCTTGAACTCAAGGAGTCCTTTGATGCCAAGGTTGAAGCACATGTTGAGCAGAACCGACTGGCGGACCTCATCGAGCTTGTTGTAAACCTCAGGTATCTCATCGATCAGCCATTGCTCGCAGTCGGCAATATCCAGCTCCAGCATGGCATAAGCTTCTTTTTGGGAGATACCCCGGTCATCGAGATTGCGGCCGATACCTATGGTCAGTTTACCTGCGGTACAGCGGTATGGTTTCAGCCGCAGACCCTCATGTCTGACTAGCTGAGCTTTGATTCGGTTCATCAACGCTTCGGTCATGATATCTCCTTGTTTCCAGATGTGATCAATGATCCAGGGCCAAGAAAGCACTACCCTGAATGCTGACAAATAAGGATGAGCAAGGATGAGACAGTTTTTAGGATTGACAGATACTCGGAAGCCTGGATCTTGTAATCTAGTAACTATGATGGAATCAGGATAATAAAATGAAAGAGATTGACTATACCTCAATGAACAAAAAACGATACGATGACATAATCGGATTTATAAGCGAACTGACTTCGCAGAGATTCTGCTATCTGAATCTTTCTGATGATATCGCCAACACCATTTTAGTAAGACTTATGAAAAGCTCAGCTTTCGAAGATCCTACAGGGATTCCTGCTGACTTCATCAAGTCCGCTTTCCCCAAAGCAGTTGAGGACGTGTTTGATTACTACCAGAAAGTGTCCTTCCAATATTGTCTTACGAAAACTCACGACAATAGCCTGTCCGAGGATACTTCACAAGAAGCTATCAGGCAGCTTTTATCTTCAAAGCATAACGTCAATGACGTTTATTCTTGGTTAAGACAGGTGACGCACAATCTGCTCTGCAAGCACTACGAGTTTCGAGCAAAAGAGAAGGATCTGTACAACTTGCTCTGCATGGAAACCACCTTCTTTCAGAATGTGATGGCTTCTGGCAATACTATAGATATTGAGGGATTGAATCCGAGAATAAAGAAGGAAATTCTTGCCAGCCAGGAATATCATGATTATGAGGCTATTCTTTCGTTCGACAGTATAAAAGACTTTGCGTCTTCACAGAATGTAAGTGAGAAAGTAGCGCAGAAGAGAAAAGAGAGAGTCATCCGTAATCTGAGGTCAAAAATTCTGCTCGAAATAGGTTGGCAAGCGAGCCGAGAGATTCTGAGCTACAATCAGTACAATGCAATTCAGAAGTTCATCCGTGAACTTATGAGAATGGGTCGCAGCGACACGGATATCAAACAGAGAAAAAAGATTTATCCAAAGCTGGCTCAAGTTATGGATGGAATAGATAGGATAGATGATTGGGGAATTACGATGGTAGACAACCGCAGATTCAGGCTTCATGTATTTCATTTATCCCAAGATAACCAGCCTATTATTGCCACTTTCTTTATCGTTCTGAATGATAGAAACCATGTCTCGGTTGAGAACTGCAAAAAAAATGAAATCATCGGAGTGCATCCGATCCCTGCTAACATACAGATACCCAAGGAGATGGGCAAGGCTTTGTGGTCTTATGAAAAGATAATCTCACTTCTAAACACATAAATCTTCAAATCCAGCATCTCAAATCTCACAGTTTTGACACTTATATATTAGAAACAAAATCTAAGGAGTGTCAAAATGAAAAGAATCATTCTATTCTTAGCATTGGCTGTCGTCAGTCTTAGCTTGATTTGCGCAGAAATAGACTACACAGCCATACCACCGCAATCACTTCCTCTATATACTGGATCATTGGAGAATCCGCTCATCAAGATTGTATATGAAGATCAGAACGGCAAATACGTATATGTTGAATATAATGGTGTTCTGTATGTTTGTTATCTTTAATCAACATCCTGCTATAATGAGTACTCTCACATAACATCATAAACCACAAGGAGAAAAAATGAAACCAATCTATCTTATCCTGTTGTTACTTGCATTGGCAGTATCACTTACTTCCCAAGTAACTCAGTTTGGTCAGCCAGAATTTTCTGGTCCCTTCTATACACCCAATACATCAGGTTCAATCTGGACAATTGTACCGATGAATGGCAGCTTAAATAGCCAGAATCAAAGAATTCGTATATCAACAAGCGCTACTTGGATTAATATCATCCCGACATATAGCTTGGTATCACATGAGGGTGGTTGGTACTACTATCAAATCAATATCTCAAGAACGGTGAATAACACCATCTATAATAGGGAGTCCCAATTCTCAATTGTCTTACAAAACATAGAGGATGGAGAATGGTACAACGTCCCTGGGGTGTTCATTAACGACCATCTATTTCAATATGGTATTACTCAAACGAACGCAACGATTCAGACTATGATTAACAATGCCCCAAACAACTCAGTTATCTCGATACCCCAGAGTTCTTATTATGGGCGTGTAAACATTTCGTCAAGAATAGGTCTTACCCTGCAGGGAGATAATTTAAACAATATCAAACCAAGCTTTATTGGAACTGGTTATCAATCAGTAATCAATATATCGAATTCACCAAATACAAAAATAAGAAATCTAAACATAAGTAATGGCTCTGGTCTTGAGGGTGGCGGATTAGCCATAAGCAACAGCAGTAATGTACTGATAGATAATTGTAATGTTTACAACAATATAGCCCGCTCATATTATAGTGGTGGTGCTATGCCGGGAGATTCTCGTGGTGGTGCTATATATGCGAGCACCTCATCTGTTTACCTATACGAAACCATTCTTTATGGAAATAATGCAAGTATTGGCGGTACCGTTTTCATGAATGGGGGGAGTATCTCTGTCGCAAATAGCACAATTGACCAAGTCGACTGGTCTCCAACCTTGAGCATAAACGGTTATAATGGCTATAGCCATACATATTTGAATAGCATTGTCGAGTATCCAAATGACATGGGTGGTGTGTATAATCTATGTTGTTTATACAATACTAATTTACAGGTAGGGCAATTTACTGGGTATGGCAACTTCATCGCTAATCCTATGTTTGTAAATCCTGCAGCAGCTAACTACTCATTGCAAAGAGGATCCCCATGCATAGGAAACGGCTTCAATGATCTTTATTGGAATCCACAAGGATCTACATGGAATCAAGATTTTTTAACAATTCATGACGAAACCCAAGATATCGGAGCTATCGCATTCAATGGAGATAGATATGCGAAATACTCTTTCAGCAATGATGCTCAAGGCAATTGGATGTGCTTCCCGGTTATAGATGACGTATCAATAGTCAATGTGGGAGGAACAAACTACGAGGCAGACGTTATGAAAGCGTTTTTTCGACAATATCTTGGATACAATTCGCCAATGACCAGCGTGAGTTTCAGGTGGTATGGTCCTAATGGTTATGATACTTATACACATTTTCCTTTAACTCCAATTACTTGGCACAACATGCTCGGATTTCTTGGATATAAAGCAGTTTTCAATCAAAGCAGTAATATGAACACTCTTCATGGTTATCATATACCTTACAATGCAAATGTCCAAGTGCCTGAGACATATACGGAACACTGGATAGGATACTTTATTCCTGAAACCCAAACACCTCAATTTGCTTTTGGGACTTTTTTGAACGAACTGTATTATATTCAGCATAAAAACTGGACAATGGCCAGGGTTAAACCTCAGAGAGGTTCGACTTGGATGACGGTTTTGGATAGCGGACAACGCAGTCCAACTCTTTCTTATGGTGATATGGTAATTGTAAAAAAATTCGGATCTTCGCCTGGGTATCCTGAAATCGATGAATTTGTATGGAATAGATCTGGGGGTACTCAGCAGTTTGTAAAAGAAGAACCCACATATTTCAGCTTTACCAAAGAACCTGATTATACTCCAATATTTGTGCAAATGGATTCTCTTTCAACAGCCAAAGAGATTGCCGTAATGATAAATGACATATGTTATGGAGCTGCTGTTATTGAAAATGATCTGGTTATGATTCAATCCTACACAAGCTCAATTTCGGAAGGCACTGAAATGCAGCTGGTAACTTGGGATGGAGCAAAATCACAGGCTTCTCCCCTCATTTTCAATCTGTATGATAGTGCTGCCGATCAGTTTACTCCATGTAGCAGCTTAATCAAGGAAAACACTGATTTCTATTATGTGAAACTAGGCAATAATGAGCAAAATGGGGATACTCCTGAAATCACCCCAATGCGAATTACCAATTATCCTAATCCTTTCAATCCTACTACAACAATAACGTATACTGTTCCCAAGGATGGGGAAGTAAAACTTCACATCTATAACCTTAAGGGACAATTGGTAAAAACACTGGTAAGTGAATCAAAGAAATCCGGAAGTTACAAGATTACTTGGAACGGAGAAGACCAAGCAGGCAATAAAGTGTCCTCAGGACTTTATTTCACACGATTTGAGTCCAATGGAAAGACCTTGACCAATAAGATGCTCATTCTAAAATAGTATCAGACACTAAACTGGGGTGGTATCGACCATGCCGCCCCTCGTTATATAGGGGAAATATGAAACATATCTTCGCTCTTGCATTGTTGCTGATACCGATGCTTATGACCGGCATAACAAGGCATGTATCATTAGATGGTACACAGCAATACACAATAATACAAAATGCTATCAACGATGCAGTCATCGGTGATGTCGTTTTAGTCCATCCGGGTCGATACATGGAAAACCTCAACCTATCAAACAAAAGTGGCATTATCTTAGCTTCGCTGGAATATACAACCAGTGATACAACATACATATCCTCTACCATAATAGACGGAAGCAGTTACAATAATTCAACTATCTTATGTTACGAGAATACGGTAAATTGCACTATCAGAGGATTTTCTATAACAGGCGGAAGCGGCTATGCTTACTATGGAGAATCTAGCCCCTGGCAAATATTTGGAGGGGGTTTATTTATTAATATGTCTAATTCACTGAATCTGATTAATCTTAAAATTCACGACAATTTCGCATCAGGTGGGGGTGGAATAGCCGTTTACGCTCCGAATACAATCCAAATGACCAATGTCCAAATATTTAACAATGTTGCCCGTTATATTGGTGGAGGGCTACTAATTGGTAGTGATCCAACCCTTGGTGCTCCAAACATAGTTTTTGATCAAATCAATCGCTGTAGCATATACAACAATTTTGCTCAATGGGGAATGGATGTACATTGGAGATTTATAAATGGTGGATCAGTCTCAGTATATTTGAAGAAATTCACAGTGCCTCAATGGGAAATGTATTACGCAGATTATTATGACTCAGACTATCCTCCCAGCCCTTATATCGTTTTTGATATTCAAGAGTCGTATCTGCAACCGGTAGATGCTGACTTGTATGTCAGCCCAACTGGTAATGACAGTAATAGTGGATTATCTCCTGCCTCAGCCTTGAAAACTCCATCCAGGGCTATGCAAAGAATTGCTTCCAATCCCGATAATCCTAAAACCGTGCATCTCATGGCTGGAGAACACCACAATGTGTTTACCGGTGAGTATATCCCGATTGCCATTAAGGACTATACTATCTTACAGGGAGTTTCTCAAACGCAAACACGCTTGTATGGAGAAAACATGATTGAGGGGACTGGAGTGGTAACCATGGGTATTGAGCGTTATGGGATGACACTTAGGGACTTATCTATCACTACTTCTAACGCCGCAGCCATTTTTTCCTTTGGAGTACACAGTTGCTTTGCGCAAAACATAACCATTGAAAATTCTACTGTAGGCAGATTCTTATTTGTTACAGGGTATATCACGAGTACATTCACCCTTAGTAACATTACGATGCAGAATAATATAGCATATTTTCACGATTATGGACTTCGATTAGAAGGTTCTGTTATCACGATAGACAATATTCTCATGCGTAATAATCAAGTACCTAGTTTACCATCCTATTGGTACCAGAGAGGATGCGGAGGATTCGATATCTACGTTAAAGATTTACTGACTATTAAAAACAGCAAGTTCATCAATAACACGCATTATTCAGAAGATGGATATTCAAATTTCAGAGTAAACACTCTTTCGGATTTGTGGAATTCGGTCGTCACATTTGACAATTGCTTGTTTGCATCAAACTTCGCATATGGAGGTGTAAGGGATATCCGTTTTGTAAATATAGATGTTCTGAATCTTATCAATTGTACATTTGCAAACAACATAAATAATTATACTGATTATCTATATATTTCTTCGGAGTCGACCAGTATTGTTAATTGTCTGTTCTCCAACAACAATTCGTATTACGAGATTCGATCCAACAACAATACTCTTGTAGAAAACAGTTTGTTCAGCAGAAGTAACAACATTTGGAGAACATATAATGGCGAACCTCTGATTTGGGGTCAGAATAACCTAACTGGAACAGATCCCTTGTTTTCTGGAACTGACCCGACTCTACCCTTATATTATTATCTGTTTGCCGATGATGAACATGGGTATTCCCCTGCAATTGATGCCGGAACGACTGATCCATCTATATTACCTGATGGTTATCTAATTCCGAGTTATGATGCATTTGGATTTACCAGAATACATGGAAACAACATAGATATTGGTTGTTTTGAATCACCCGGATATACAAGTAATAACGATAATACGATTGTTTCAGCTAACGACTTGTTGTTAACTAATTACCCCAACCCCTTCAATTCGTCAACAACGCTCAGTTACGGAATCTCTAAGGATGGATTAGTAATATTAAGTATCTACAATATCAAGGGTCAACTGGTCACAAAACTGGTATCTAACCCGCAAAAAAAAGGGACATATAATGTCATTTGGAATGGTACAGATCAAAGTGGCAAGAAAGTGTCCGCCGGACTGTACTTTAGCCGTTTGGAAGCAAATGGTAGGACATTGACCAGTAAATTGTTAATGTTAAAGTAGCATGATAATAAATGAGAAAACTAATTCAAACTACGATCTGGATGATTTAAGAAAGAAAATGGCATATGTGGATTACATACCTGATGCTTTCTCAACACCCCAAGAAATGTGGTATCATCCAGATGATGAAATGACCTATTGTTTACTGAGAGTTAATGTTGATGTTGTTTTCGTAGCTATAGTTAAAGATAGCATATATCAAGGCTTTGACGTGATAATAAATGACAATGACAAAGTCAATGCGCTCAGGTGCGGTATCCTAAAATATTCAATGAAAACAAGCTGAAGGACTACTGCAAAGATACTTTTGGAATAATAACAGCTTAACTAACAATCTCAGTAGTCGTCCTACACTTCCAATGAAACGGCGGAAACGGAGTATGCGCACCTGAGACACCTACCGGATTCATCTCTGAGTCGTATTCGATCTGACCGTCTTTAACCCAGGGTGCAAGTGCTTTGATATAGTCTCTGGCATCATCCAGGCTATTGGACTTAGTGTCCAGAGCCATGAGGTTGTCCAATACCTCTATTGCGTCGTTTAGGGGATAGATCTTATCCAGGGCAGCCAGAGCCCGGCAGATATCACTGGTGCGGTCATCCAGAATCACTACGAGCTTGTAGTATCTGGCTTTGGCTTTTTTGTATCCTTGTAGCCTTCCGAACTCTCTTATTCTGAGAGCAGTATGCTCTGCCAATTCCTGCCAGTAATGGGATGAACGGTCGGCGAGGTCATTGAACTGGTCTTTGAGAGTATCGGCTAACATCTCTTTGGTGTAACCTTGCTCGATTGCTTTGGAGAGTGTATCTGCGAAGTTCTGTCTTATGTCTGCTTAAAAGTGGTTCCCGATCCAGAACAACTGCTGCTTCTGGATGGTGGATGATAAGTGCTGATCATCAATGCCCCAGAGTCCGATACTGGTCTTGGTCGGGGCTTGCACTTGCGTGTCTCGCAGTCCGAGCCTCACACAGCGGTCTATTATTGCCTTGGTGGGCTCATTAACCAGTGCTGCGAAGTCATCTCCCAACTGTGTATTGATGATGCCCATAAGCTTATCTATGGAGTCCTTGTTGAGCTTCTCGGTACGGGGCATGTCACTCAGCATCTGGATGGCAAGTCGGGTCGCATCTCTGATCTCGGTTTTCCAGGCATTATTGAGGACCCGATAGTACTCCAACATGAGCTGATCATAGTAGCTCATTAGAAGCTGAATCTCCGGACTTTCACTCGATTTCTGCCGATATCGTATTCAGAGAAGCGTTCTAAGCAGCCCGCCAGGGCATCACAGCCATCGATGTAACCATCAGGATAGGTGAGGAACTGGGAGATCAGCGTGGGAGTATCTTGACCATCCGGAAACAGTACCTTGGCTGTCTCGATGATGGTCTCAGTACGTTCTATGCGGAGGTTCTTGTTATCTTTGTTATCTATGCGCTTGATGCGGTGGCTTATGGGTGGGAGATGGTTGTCCTGTGCCCACCTGTCGAAGTCAGCAAGGATACGAGCCTGTCCGTAGGTTGTTTCACAGGATGCTCTGGCTTTGACCCTGTAGATGCGATCCAATTCCTGATAAGCATCATAGTAGTATCTGAAAAACTTGGTGTTCTCAGTCTGACGTATCCAGGCATGAATCACATAGAACCTGTTGCCATCATAGCCGATGGAGATAACGGCTTTGAAACAGCCCTTCTCTCCCCAGGCAGGATCGGCATAGAGCCAAACCCGCTTCATCTGGGATGGCTCAGGAAGGGTTCTATATTTAGTGAACCAGTGGTTCTTGAAGATATTTCCTTCGATTACCGGCTGACCAAGCATCTCCCTTTGATAACCTGTCATCCCGAATTTAGCACGTAAGTTTGGCAGAGTGGTAGTAGGGTATTGATCCTCCCAGGTGGACTTACCATGCTGATCTTCGAGAGAGAAACGCAAAATCGCTTTTTGGTGCGTTTTCAGCACCGACTGGTATCCCAAGTCCAAATCAGGATTATCAGCCCGCATTTCGCCTAATATGAGCTCCTGAAACTGGCAGATCGCATAGTTGGGATGTACCAGGTTACCGAGCCAGATGATCTTGCCATTCCCCTCAGGTGAAAGTGCTCCGGCAAGCTCCTGGGTGATCTTCTCCATGCGTCTTTTACCGATGGACTGGTTGCCCATGTTCTCTTCTTTATCGATATCGTCGCAGACGATCAGTCCGGGACGTTTGGCAGTCTTGGGATTGATAGTTCCCCTATGACTCTGTTTGATGCTTCTGGCTCTGATCCTGGCTTTATTCTTGAGATAAAAGTCCAGATCAAAGCTATCCATTGGCTGCAGCTCCGGATAGTCGATGGTGAGCCGCTTATTGTTCTGCAGTTCATGAAGTGTAAACGCTGTCCTTTCCTGAGCCAGATCTATGTCTGCGGCGGTATGGATCACATAGCGTTCACCTTTGATGATCATCCAGATCGGATAGACCACTCCCATGAGAACCGTTTTGCCCAGCCCACGAAAACCGGTAATGGCGATGATGCCTGAGCCATTATCAGTTTCATCGAACATGGTCTCGTGAGCTGGGCAAAAAGGTAGGGGGAAGATATGCGGGAAATAGGTATGGCAGAAGAACGAGAAAGCATCCCAACCCTCTCCGGTAGTACGTTTTATCCTCTCTGCTTTAGCTTCAGGATTATCGTCTATAAAAGGCAAGACGGAGATCGTTTTGGATGCGATTTCCGCCAGTGCTTTGTTATGCCGCTGAATGAACTTCTTAGGCATAACCGGGTAACCCCCCGACGCCCAGGGGGACGGGCGTCGGGGACCCGGAGGTCGGAGGAACGACCTTGTCGGGCTGTTGGCTTGGAGGATATGCAGGGTAGGTAGGCTGGGGAGGCCTTATATAGGATGCAGGAAGGCTAACCATTTCTCACTCTCAGGTAATCTGCCAAATCGTGCAGAATGCTTTGGAACTGCTTAAGCAAGGTCTCATGCCCTTTCTCGATCATAAAGTCGGTAACCTGATCCAGGAACTTGACGATGTAGTCGTTCAGTTCTTTGGAGGGCTGCCGATCCTTCTGATCCTGCTTCATCATACTCACCAGGCTTTGGATGGCTGTGTCGGCAGGATTCTTGGCATATTCCCGGAGCGCTTGAATGAGTGCCTTCTTGCGGGCAATGGCGATCTCGTGGTCGAGTTGGTTCTCTTCTTTGAAGAGCTCGTCCCACTTGCCGCTCTTGACCCACTTACGGACGGTGATGTCGGAGACTCCGAAGATCACCGCCAGCTCAGTGGGATCGGTCTTGCCGTTCAGATAGGCTTCTTTGCAGTTGTCCCGCTTGATGCGGAACTCACGGCTGTTACTCATACTCAGGGCGTACCTTGTATTTATCTAAGTAGGCGTTAAGGTCTTTGCCCTTGCAGCGCAGTTGACCATTCTCTTTAGTACGGAAAGCAGGCAGAGGGTTCTCTATATCCCGTATCCAGCGATATACGCTGGAGCGGTCAACCCGGAGGATATCGGCTATCTCATCCGTGCGGTAGTTGCGTTCATCATTGAAGATGCTCATTGTCTCTACAACCTCTGTAGTTTTGGTATTCATATATGCCATTATTCATTCTCCTGTACTTTTATCAAATTGAGATGCATTACCTTGCCACTGTTTCTTACAGAGATGGGAAGTTAAGGACGATCTGGCGGAACTGGCCTGATTCGTCACGTTCATAGAAGTTGATGTACTGCTTGGTAGCAACTACCTGGATAGCCTGGTCGATCAGCTCCATAGCTTCCTTCCAGGTTTGATCTTTGATGTTGTAGCGGCGCAGGCGCAGGATACGATATTTGGCGATTTCGCCTTTCTTATCGACCTGAAATGCTTCGCTGATGATGGCTCGGAGGTTGACGTTGGAGTCGGCTGACCAGGCTTTGATGCACTCATCGATCTTCTGCTTGGCAAGTTGGAGTTCGATGCCGAACTGGATGCGTTCCTTGAATCTGATCTCAACTCTATATTTGCCGTCAAAGCTGTTGAGGACGGCATTGCCCTT